CTTTTTTTGACAATGGAAATTTTCAAGTTGAAGTTGTAGACATAGTAGATGGTAGATGTTCAGTATGGGGAAAAATAATTAAAGGATAGTATATGACATATAGAGAATTAATAAATCAAGTACTAATACGACTTAGAGAAGATACAATTGCAACAGATTGGTCTGGCAATATTAATGAATCTAGTACAGTATCAGCTTATCAAAAAGTAATTGGTGCTTTAATAAATGATAGTAAAAGAAATATAGAAAATTATCATGATTGGTTAAATTTAAGAGAAACAGTTGATATAACTACAGTAGCAGGTACAAAAAATTACAACTTAAATTCTGGACAGGAAATTAAAATTATTGATGTAGTTAATAATAATACTGGAATACATCTAAATCAAGCTAGTAGAAATTATATTAACACAGTTAAATATCCTACAGATGATACAGGTGAGCCATTGTATTACGCTTTTAATGGTAGTGATAGTTCTAATAATCTTAAAATAGATTTATCACCAGTACCTACAGAAGCACATACATTGTCTTTTGATATTGTAAAACCACAAGACGATTTATCTACAGCTAGTACAGTTTTAAAAATACCTTCTAAGCCAGTAATACTTGGTGCATGGGCTAGAGCAATATCTGAGCGTGGTGAAGATGGTGGTACACAATCTAGTCTTATGGCACAAGAGGCAAACGATGCAATCAAACAAGCTATTATGTTAGATAGTGGAAATACACAATACGAATCAGATTGGTATATTAAAGAAAATCATTCTCATGGAACAGTTAATTTTAGATAATGGCTAAAGAACTTACATATCAACCTTTACAAGATATAGGTATTAATGGATTAAACACACAAGATAATCCATCAACACTTAATCCTTCCTATCTTACAAAAGCAGAAAATGTTGTAATAAGAGAGTCTGGTCGCATTGCTTTTAGAAAAGGTTTAAAACAGAAAGTAACACCATCTGGTACAAAAATAGGTTCAATTGTTGAGCATAATGATAATGGTACAAATAAAGTATTTGCTAGTCATGGTACAAGTATATACACAATAGACTTTACCTCACCTAATGCTGCTTTTCCTAGTAGTGGTGCTGATGTTAAACATACTGTATCTGGTAGCACAAGTGATTGGCAGTTTATAAATTTTAATAATAGATTAACTTGCATACACGCAGGTGTAGTGCCACAAAGATATGATGGTTCACAAGGTTCTGGTAGTAAATGGGCTGCGTTTGATAACGCACACAGACCTTCAAGTGTTACTTCTGCTGAATTTAAACCTAGTTGCGGTATGGGTTTTTATGGTCGTATGTGGGTAGGTGGTGTTGCTGAATCTAAAGATGTTTTGTATTATTCTAGTTTATTAGATGCTGATGATTTTAGAACAACAGCAGAAAATGGTGCTTCAAATGGCGGTTTAATTGATTTAAAAACTGTATGGGGTAGTGATGACATAATAGCTATTGCACCTTTTTTTGGAAAGTTAGTTGTATTTGGTACTAACAATATTGCTATATATAATAGCCCTAATGTAATTGGTAGTATGGCACTTGATGAAGTTATACATGGTGTTGGATGTATTAGTAGAGATAGTGTACAAGCAATTGGTGATGATTTAGTTTTTATTTCTTCAACAGGTTTAAGGTCTTTAGCTCGTACAACAGAAAAAGACAAACTTCCTTTATTAGATTTATCTTTGAACATTAAAGATACATTAATTAGAAATATAGGACAAAGCACAAATATTAAAAGTGTTTATGTAGAAAATGAAGGAATATATATATTATCTTTTGTTGATAAAAATATAAATTATGTTTTTGATTTTAAACATGCTACACCAAATAATGCACCTAGAATTACAACATGGGTTTTTGACAATGATAGAGAGCCAGCAAGTTTAACATATACAACATTATATGGATTACTTGTAGGTCAACAAGATGGAAGTATTGCTGGATATGAAGGATATTATGATACAGATTTATCTTATCCTAGTGGTTCACAAACATATACTAATAGTTCTTTTACTAGCAATATAGCAACTACATGGATTAACTTGGGTCAATCAGTTGCAGCTTCGTTACTTAAAAGATTATTTTTAGTTTTAGAAGGTGGTTCTGGAGCAACTTTAGGATTAAAATGGTACAAAGATTATAGTCCAAGTCCATCACCTACAACATCTATAACGCTAAATCCAGTAACAACAGGCACAGCAGCTTTATGGGGAGCAAGTACATCTTTGTATGGTAAATCAGGTGTTACTTATAAACCTGTATTTGGATTGCAGGAATATAAAACTTCATTAACAGGAAGTGCAAAAAATTTAAAATTAGAAATATCTATAGAATCAAATGGATATGATACAAGTCTACAAGACTTAACTTTATTACATAAACAAGGGAAAATAAGATAATGGCAAATTATACAATAGCAGTATCTTGGTCGGGAAAAGATGCATTATCGGACTCTGATGCAGCAAAAGTAATATCTGGTGCAGATTTTAATACTGAATTTACAGCAGTTCAAACAGCAGTAAATACTAAGGCTGATTTGAATGGTAGTGCTGCCGAAGCATTTAGTGCAAAAACAGCAAGTACAGGAGCAAATACAACGCAAGTGGCAACAACTGCTTTTGTGCAAACAGCTTTACAGGCAATATACCCAGTAGGTTCAATATATATGAATGCTGCTGTATCAACAAACCCAGCAACACTTCTTGGATTTGGTACTTGGGCAGCTTACGCAGAAGGTAAAGTTCCAGTAGGTAAAGCATCAAGTGGTACATTTGATACGCTTAATGCTACAGGTGGTGCTGAAACAGACTCACACACATTAACGCTTAATGAAATACCTTCACACAATCACGCTAATGGTAGTTTTCAATATTTATTAAAGTCTGATGCTCAAGCAACAATTGAAGCAACAGATAGCACAAGCGGAGAACCAAACCTTGCGACACAAGGAGCAATACAAGCGGCAGGTGGTGGAGCAGCACACACTCACGATATTTTACAACCATATATAGTAGTCTATATGTGGAAACGCACAGCATAGGAGATTAATATGGCAAGAGGTAGAGGTTCATTAGGATTAGGAAAAAGAGGCTCTGGTAAAGCTGCGGGTGTTATGAATCCAAAATTTTTGAATAATCTTACACGACAAAGACAAGGAAGTTCTGGAGGGGGAATTAATTTAGGTTCTCTTTTAGGTGGTTTGTTTGGTGGTAAAAACATAGATTACGCCCAACAAGACTTTGAAAGACAACAACAGTTAATGGACAAGATGTATGAAATGAGTGCACCATATAGCACTTATGGAGTTACTGGTAGCAATGTTGTAGACCAAGATGGAAAAACAATTACATCTAGTTTATCTCCAGAATTACAAGCACAATATGATGCGTTACTAGGTCGTGCAGGTATGACTGCTGATAGAGTTGCACAATTATCTGGAAGTCCACAAGAATTACAACAAGCAATTTATCAAGAACAGCAAGCATTATTACAGCCATCACAAGACCAAGCTAGAGCACAATTAGATGAGCAACAAATAGCTAGAGGTATGCTAGGTTCTACTGGTGGTGGTCAACAAAGAAGTGCATTAGAAACAAGTATTGGTATGCAAAATCAACAAGCACTTGCTAATGCTTTACAAACATCACAATCTATATTGGATATGGAAAGAGGTAGACAATCAACAGATTTGTCTAATGCTCTTACTTTAGCAGGACAACCAAATAATATGTTAGCAGCAGGTGGACAATATGCTGCAGGTGCAAACATTACGGGAAGCGGAGTATCTGGTGCGTCAATTAATATTGCAAATCAACTAGCTACAAGAGATGCTACAAGAAATAAAGGTTTGTGGGATATGATGGGAATGAGTAATTCAGGTGGTAGTGGCGGATTGTTTGGTCAATTAGGCAATCTATTTAAATAAGGAGATAATATGGGTTTATTAGATACAGAGATTTTAAGCAACAGATTTGATGTAGAAAACTCTCTTAATAATTCTATGAATGAAAGAGCAATGGCTTTTGGTGCTTTAGATAGGACAGCGTATGCACCTATGACAGCAAGTACAGCATTACAAGGTGATATGCAAGGTCAAGCAATTGGTGGTATGTTAGGTGGTAGACAAATTGCAATGCAAAAACAAGATATTATTGATGACATAATGAGTCGTAACCCAGACCCTAGAACATCTACAGAATTAAGAAATGTAGCAAAAGAATTTGCTCAAGCTGGTTTAACAGATTATTCTTTTCAAATTACAGAAGTAGCTAATCAACTTTATAAAACTGAAATTGAAAAAAATACAAGTACAGATAAAGACTATTTAAATGTTGGTAAAACACTTAGTAATAATTTATTAACTAGACCAGTAGTTGAAGTTTATGCTAAACAATTGTATGGCTATACTGATGCTGATTGGGAAGAAGCTACACCAGTTGACATTAATAGAATGTTAAAAGATGCTAAATCAGAACTACAAGGTCAAATTGATAATTATGCTAATCGTTTAAGAATGGACAATATTAGTAAAACTGATATTAAAAAACTTATGAGTAACGATGCAACATTTACTCAAGATTTTTTCCAAGACTTAACACAATTTGGCAATACAGATATTGTAAACTTTTTACAATCTGTAGTTAAATTTGATACTACAGGTAATAAATCAACTATGGTAGTAAATCCAGAGTTCCGTACTGAATTAAGACCAAATGATATGGAATTAATAGATGATGCAGTTTTAGCACAATCTATAATAGATTTACAAAATACTAAAAAAATGTCAGAAATACAAAAAGAAAATCTTAGATTATTAGTAAAAGAACAAAGTAGCCGAGGCGAAAGTAGTTTAAATAATGCTGATAGTAATACTATTGAAGCTAGAAGAACATATTTAAAATCACAACATTCACAACGAAACAATGAATCTAATGAAGCATATGAAGCTAGAATAAATAAGATGTTACAAGTAGAAGGTGCTTCTCAAACATCTATGAATAACTTTGGAGTTACAGATGATAATGTTAGTAGTTGGATTGTACCAACAGGAACATTAACATAACATGGCTTTTAAATTTATAGAAGGTGTTGGCATAGTAGCTATTGATTCTAATAAATCAAAGCCAGAACAAGAAGCTACAATTAAATACTATGAAACTATTGCACCTAAATATGAAGAATTAGGTGGATTTTTTGGTGGTTTTAATGACACAAAATCTATGATAT